TTTCTCCATAACGAGTTATTGCATCCTTCTCAACTTCAATCGCAGTAAAGAAAACTTGATTCTCCAGACTATTGCTCGTAAAAAGCACTTTATTTTGATCAGGGCGTCCATAATGTTCTCCAAATCCTCGTTTCCATGCACAATCATAATTCCGGCAAGTATCGGGCAATTCGGGTTTATTGAATATAGAGCAACATCCCTTATTGCACTGCTTTAAAAATACGCATGGTGTATGAGCAGGCTTACATAATTCTGGCACCGCACCAATTATACAGCATACATTACAATTACCACATTCGCGTTTCATATTATCCTCGGGATATTAACCCCTTTGCTTTCATAATAGTCAGATCATCTGTATAAACCGCTTGATATACTTTACCGTTCCCCGGCGCACTATCAACTATTTTCCATTGACCTTTTTTATCGCGCTCCCAATTAACCTCAGAGAATTGGGATAGATTACCCCCCAGAGCACTGAGATCAATGGGTTGATGAGCCGTAAAATTAATTTCCTTCCATTTCTTCCATGATACCGCTGAAAGGTTGCCCGCATTGTAATTTTTATAATTTCTCTTACATTCTGCATTGGCCATTGCCTCGTCAGACAGATACTTAACAAGATTATTCATAGCCTGTTCCATGCTATTGTTACTATAGACCGGCGCATTATCAATACTCTTCGTCCAACCAAACCAGGATGCGTGCGCCGATGGCGGTAAAATTAAGCTAGCTCCTGTACCGCTCAGAAAACTTCTGCGACTTAAAACTAAATTTGACATTTCAACTCCAATTCCATTCTTCTATCATTCCATTTACACCATGTCTAAAAAATGGTGGCAAGAACCTCTGTAATAGCTGGATTTCACCGTTATCATAGAGTAGCCCACCAAGGTCTGCTGTCTTCTTTTTCACGATCACTGAGCAGTTGTAATCATACATCTTGATCTTACAGTCTCTGCAGTTAAAGCCTGCCAGCACGAGATTATAGACCAATAACCCAGGATTCCAGAGTGTGACATGTCCACCTACTATTTCATCCTTCCGGGGCGGCACCGTAATAGCTACCCATCCACCTTCTTTACAATCCCTATTTATCTTACGTAAGAAACGTTGTACATTATGCTGATGTTCCAGGACGTGCGAAGCCCAGATACAATCAAACTGCTCATTAAATGGAAGCTCGTTATAGTCTCCTTGTGTTATCTCGGGGTCATTAAAGAAATCAACAGAGGTGACCTTTTTACCATGCTTCCGAAATTCTTTGGTTGCCGGTTTGGTCTTCCCGCAGCCTATATCCAGAACAGTTTCAAAATCTTCTTTGAGGAGGCGCTGGAGTGCCTGATCAGCAAACATTTATCGCACCTCCAAAAGTTCTCTCACGTCCTATCACTTCATAACTCCTATTGTAATCACGAACCCATTCTGATAGCGCTAGCCATTCACCCCGTTCCCACTTCGGATAGATATTAGTTTCTTTCCAGTCACACAGTTCATCAAAAACAATGATCGTCCCGGCTTTAATATACTTATTTAGTTCAGTCAAAATGGTTTTGGCGGAGCTATACAGATCAGAGTCAATGTGCAGGAAAGAGACGAACTGATCCTTATTCTTATTGGCTTCTATCCATTTGGGTAGGGAGGCATCAAAAAACCCTTTGATGAGTTTCGCATTGCTATTCATTTTTGGAATAGAAGAGACAGAAAAATGCCCCTTTTTATAAGTCGAAGTATCTGATCTATTCCAGTCCTCTGGCAGTCCTTCAAATGAGTCAAAGCCATGAAAAATTCTGTCGGGATATAGATCAGACATGTATTTGAGAGACGTTCCTTTATATACTCCGAATTCTAGAAACCATCCATTTGTTTGAGCTAGTGACAAACTGTGTTTCAAAAGGCCTAGTCTATTGTATTCCTCTGTGCCATTAAAACGATCAGGAGTAAGCATATGTGGCTCTATCATTCCATGTTTTATCGAAGTCTGATGTTCCTCCAGCCCATTTGATCTCCAGATCGGGGTCAGATGTTTCATCCAATCTAGAAATGCGCCAATTGGCTGTGCCCTCGGCAGTACCTGGATCGGCCTCTCCAATATATGTGAGAGCACCAACCTTGTCTATAAGCTTTGTATACTTGAATTCCAACTCGTTCCTCACTTGATCTATCAAATCAGTGATATAGACTGCCTTGTACTTACCCATAGCAGCATCAAAAACTAATACTGAGTTATTTAGAAGATTTTCAATGCGCTCAAATACTACGTCTTCATTGTCCATTAGCCAGACAGAACCACCCCCTGAGCTTCCTCCGCCGCCAGCGGCCATCGCAATAGTCGTCAAGGACTTGTTGATGTGCTTGATTAGCTTAGTCTGCAGGTCAGAAAAATCACCATTGATCCTGTGCAAATGCTTCTCAATATCGGCATCTTGTCCAGCATCGCCTATATCGCCCTTCTCACCAACTTCTCCCTGGATTCCTTGTGGTCCAATAGCGCCTTGCATACCCATAGGTCCAATAAGGCCTATAGGGCCTCTGACGCCCCTCTCACCGCGTTCCCCGCGCTCTCCGCGCTCTCCGGTCCTGCCTTGTATTCCCATAGGCCCAGGGGGGCCAGGAGGCCCAGGAGGACCGCCAGGATCGCCTCTAGGACCAGGGGGTCCAGGGATCAGTCTAGGAAACTCATATGTGTGGAATTTTTCTAGAACAACCTTGTGGTCGTCCATGATATCCTTCATTCGCCCCTCGGCTCTCTTGTTCAAGACGAGCGTAGTAGCCAGGATTTCAGAATCTGAAAGATTACTTATTGTCTTTTTCATTTTCCTTACTCAGCATATTTACTAATTGTGCTTTCAATTCTTGATCGATTGCCTTATCGACATCCATATCATCTTCTTCAATTAGTGGTTCGCCAAATAATTCTTCATACTCCTCTTTCGATACCGCCTTCTTTGCTGGTGAAGGTCCGGCAGCCGGGGGACCACCCATCATTGGATCAGGCAACTCTGGTTCAGGAGGATTGTATTGTGGGTTAGTGGCCTCGGCCTGAATTTCTATATCCATTTCTTTAATTTCATCATCAGTCTGTCTAAGAACTTCTTTGCGGAGCCACATATGTGGGAAGTATTTACCTGCAAATGGGTCCATCTCAATGACGCGATTCATTCGTTCCATCATAATTTCAGATTCTTTCAATTCACTGAAGTAATTGTCCGAAAGGTAACGAAAGCGCATGTTATCCTTGAGTTCTTCCCAATCATCGGGGGTGATAATCTGTTTCAGAATTAGTTGTGTTTCCAGTGCCTTCAGGAATATCTCAGAGAATTTAAGACGAAGCCGATTAATGAACTTGGCAAACTTGACTTCATCGCGTGTAATTTCTGTGGCACGCCCGACATTATATACAGTCTCTGGTTCTAATCTTGAGACGGGCACATTCAGAGATTTGAAAAGTTTACTCTGGAAATATTTAACATCTTCCATTTCACCCAGGTTCTGACCCGCCGGTAGGGTATCAACCTTGGTGCCACGCCCGCCCTCGCGCATGGGGAACCAATAGTCCTCCAGCATGGTTTGGAAGCGTCTGTCGTCTCTGATAGCGCCTGTATTGGCATCATAGACCAACCGGTTCTTGTACTTGGTCATGATGTCTTTGAGATATTGCTCTGCCTTCATCTTTGGAAGGTTACCAATATCTATGTAAAAGATGCGGCGTTCCGGAGCACGGGAAATACGATAAATGACTACTGCATCTTCCAAGGCCCGTAGTTGGTTTAGGGGGCGGATAGCCTTATGAAGATGGCTCAGCATCATCTTATTAGCCGTGTCTGAAACACCGCTGGTACAGTGGAGAATAGAATCTTTGGCGATTCTCATCCCCGATGCCGTTGTGTTATTGTTATAGGAATTGATCATGGCTCTGTTATTAGTAAACAGACCCTTTTCATTATAGATGAAGTATTCCTTACCGCCTTTGATCAGAGTGACATTCTGTCCTTCGACTTTTTTGTCAGCTCTCTTCTTGATATTCTCGCGGATTTTTCTGATCTTGCGGGGGTCCAAATAGCGTAGTTCTTGAATGCCATTTGCTGCATTCTTTTCATCAACAATGATGTGATAATAGAGGCGGCCATCCCTATACCATGTTTTGAATATGTCATAGGGCTTCACATGAAATTCCAGGAGTTTTTTGATATAGTCGAATTCTTCAAGAAGTTGGTTCTTGAAGCTATCCTTTAATTGCATTTTTTCATCAAGGATCAATTCAACAGTATCTTTTCCTTCCTCTGAGACAATAGCCTCATTGGTGATCTCATCTATGGCCTGATCTATTTCGGGATTAAACGACATTTGACGGTACTTGTTCACCAATTCAGCCTCGGTGCGAATGGTACCGTCAAGATCGATATATTGGCCGTAGGCACCACCTGCAGATACGTTTACCGCCCCATCATCTTTATTCTCCGGGGCAAACGAAATAGGTGGTTCTACGTCTCTTTGTCTACGTATTTCAAAACCGAATAATTTCACAGTATTACCTTAATATTATAGTACTTCTGATAGTTCTAGATCGAAGATTGGTTCATCACTATTGCCCGATGATGGTTCCCACCAGTCATAGGCAAAGGTAACATCAAACATCTCAAATTGGTTTGTGGCATCCCAATCTACTGTGATTGCATCAACTGAAATTGGGAACATTCCGGAGAATTTATAGGTTTTGATCGCACCTGGACCATCAAGTTGACCCGGACCCTCCTTCGAGAATTGAGTAACAGTAGCATCAACCTTATAGGAGTTGCCACCGTCGCTATTCGAAGGAACAATCGAGGCCACACGACTGTCCAAGCGGTTGCCAATGATGCCGTTAATAGCATTATGCCATTGTTCGAATGCATTCCTGAT